AGATGGCGCACAATTTGAAGGCGAACGAGAGGCGGATGGAACGATAATTATCGACGCTGAACCTGGTACATTTCACCAGTTACAGGAAGGCATGTCGTTCGAAACATATGATCCAACGTACCCAGCGGGCGAATTTGCACCGTTTAGCAAAGCAATGTTGCGTGGCGTTGCATCAGGACTTGGCATAAGCTACAATACGCTTGCGTCTGACCTCGAAGGAGTTAACTTCAGCTCGTTAAGGGCTGGCGTACTCGAGGACCGTGAAGCGTTTAAATCAATGCAGTCGTTCGTTATTGAGTCATTATGTCAGCCGGTATACGACGAGTGGCTATACAATGCGTTGTTGACTGGCAAAATTAAAGTGGGTGAAGGTACCATACCGGTCACTCGCATGGAAAAATTTGAGAATCCTCATTGGAACGCTCGACGTTGGTCGTGGGTTGATCCCGCTAAAGACATCGTGCTGGCCAAAGAGGCGATTAGGTTGGGGTTACGTTCTCGCTCTGCTATTATCAGAGAGCTTGGCGCAGATCCCGAAGAAGTCTGGCACGAAATAGCATCCGAAAGAGATCTGATGCAACACATCGGAGTCCCGATTGACAATGCTACCCAAATGTCAGCAGCACAAACTATGACCACTTCGGTCGTAGTGGAGGATGGAGAAGAGGCAAGTGATGAAGCAAAACCCATTGACTAACGGAAGCGATGGTGTATTGCACCGTTCCTTCCCCATCGAGCAATCTTCTATCTCTGAAGAAAGTCGGACCGTAAATCTGGCTTTCTCCAGCGAGGAAGAGTACGTTCGAGCAAATGGTGGTGAAATCCTGGATCATAATCCCGAATCAGTCTTGTTGGACAGGATGAAGGACGGTGCTCCAGTGTTAGTAGACCATGACCCGACAGATCATGTTGGGGTAGTAGAAAAAGTAGCAATTGATAACGATAAAGTAGGTCGCGCTCAAGTTCGCTTTGGTAGAAGCAAACGAGCCACTGAGATTTTCGAAGACATTGTTGATGGCATACGTCGAAGCGTATCAGTTGGATATAAAGTACTTGAAACCGTCACAGAACGAGAGGCTATTGGGGACGATCCAGGATCCTATCGCGTGACTAAATGGCAGCCAATTGAGGTGTCATTGGTATCAATTCCTGCAGATGCAACTGTTGGCGTTGGACGAAACACACAACTTGAGGAAACGAAAGTGGAAACAGAAAAAGAAATTGAAGTGAAAGCTGAGGAAGTCGTTGAGACTCCCGTAGCTGAAGCTCCTGCTCCTGTTCCCAGCATCAACGTGGATCACGAGCGTGAAGTAGCTATTGCTGCCGAACGTAAACGTGTTGCTGATATCTCCGCGCTAGGAGAAAAAGCAAGCCACCAAGAGCTGGCTCAGGAGTTCATCAAAAACGGCGGAACGGTTGCAGATTTCAACGCAGCTATCGTCGCCAGAATCGCAGAGGACAAACCTGTCGTGAAAACTGAAAACGAAGTCGGCCTATCCGACAAAGAAACCCGTAGCTTCTCGTTCGTTCGAGCGATCCGTGCTATGGCTAACCCCGGTGACCGTGCTGCTCAAGAAGCTGCTAGCTTTGAGCGTGAAGTTTCTGATGCTGCGCAACAGCGCTATGGCAAAGAAGCTCGTGGCTTCATGGTCCCGAACGAAGTATTGACTCGTGGCGACCGACAGAATACGGTTGACGACGCAGACCTCGTTGCTGAAGATCACCTCGGTGGCTCTTTCATCGAACTGCTCCGAAACAAGCTGGTTGTAAACAGCATGGGTATTCGTCACTTGTCTGGCCTCCGTGGTGATATCGACATTCCCTCACAGGAAAGCTCGACCACCGCTTACTGGGTTGCTGAAGATGCAGCTCCCACCGCTTCAGTTGCTGGATTCGGCAGCCGTAAGGCTTCCCCGAAAACGGTGGCTGCGTACACCGATATGTCTCGTCGCATTATGATCCAGTCTGACCCGAGCATCGAAGCTCTGGTTCGTACTGATCTGGCGTTCACGATGGCCGCTGCGGTTGACAAAGCTGCTATCGAAGGTGATGGTACGAGCAACTCCCCGGTTGGCGTTGCAAACACACCTGGCATCTCCACCCTTTCGTCGGCATCCGTTACTTGGGGCGACATGATCGATATGCAGACTGCTTTGTCCAGCGACAACGCTGACCTTGGCGCGCTTGCGTATTTGATGAACCCAATCGAAGCCGGCACTGCTAAGCAGACTGTCCGCGCTGACGGTGAGGGCCTTATGCTCATGGCAATCAACCCGACCTCAATTGCTGGATATCCTGCCTACGTGACCAATCAGATCACGGCTGGTACTTGGATCTTCGGTAACTGGGCGGACCTTATCATGTGCTCCTGGTCTGGTCTCGACCTCATGGTCGATCCGTACAGCTTGTCCACGACTGGTGCAGTCCGAACGACTGCGTTCCACGACGTAGACTTCGTTGTGCGCCACCCGGAAAGCTTCTGCCTCGCTACTGCTACTGTATAAAAATGGCAGTCGAGACGGAACAAGATAGATTGAATATCCTCAGTGACTTCGGTGTAATAGCCGAAGTCGCTGGTAAGGATGTGCTCGGCATATTGGATCGCGAGTTCAAAGATATCGGTGGAATAGAAACATATTATCCCATTTTCGAGTGCAGACGCTCAGATGCTCCTTCAGTCACTGACGGAGATACGGTAGTGTTCAAACAAGAAGATTCGGGTGGTGGCGAACCCACAACGTTTCATGTCGTCGCTATAGAGAATGACCGGGAAGGCATGCAACAATTGATCTTGGCCGTCGGCGAATCAACTCGATATCATGCCACACCTGTAGGAGGAAGCAGTGCATATACGAAATCAAATCCGTAATGCTATAGGTAATGCTTTGCTGCAGGTTCCAGAATTGGAAGGCAGGATCTACATGTCGCGAACTTACCCGTTTTCAACCGCGGTGTTGCCAGGAGTAAATGTTGCATTTGCTTCTGAGATAATCGAGGATGATCGGGCGAACGTGCCAGGTGGACGAGAAATTTTCAGGACTTGCACAATGGAAGTCACGGTTAATTTGCTCGGACAAGATTCAGATAACGAGTTTGACAATTTATCTGCTCAAATAGAGAAGATCTTATACGAAGGAGCTGAAATACGTTGCTTAGCAAAAGATTGGATCTTGGCGAGCACTGAAATTGAAGTATTGCCCGAAGCGGAAGACCCAGTAACAATGGGTAAAATGTATTGGGAATTCTTATATGCCAACATCGACACACAACCAGAGGTAGCAAGATGAAGCAGAAACAAGACGGAGAAATTCTTATGGTTCGAGGTAGACTCGAAAAACTGACCAACGCTTTGCATGTCGAAAGACTGGAAGCCAAGGGATGGCGAATCTACAAACCAAAGAAGAAACCTAAAGCAGAAGAGCCTGTAGTCGAGGAATTCGACGGCGAACCTGCTGAAATTAAACCAGACGAGGAATAAAAAGCATGTCTACTAAAGCCATTCACGGCCGTTATGGGGAAGTCTATCACGAGGACGCCATGATTGCTGAGATCTCGGCATTTACCATCAACGAGACTGCTGACACCGCTGAAGCGACTGCCATGGGGGATACTGCTGCATCGTATCGCTTGGGCGTCACTCGTGGCGACGGCACGATCACCGCATTCTGGGATGCCGTTGGAGACGGCGGACAGGATTCGTTAGTTGTTGGTGATTGCACCACATTAAAGCTGTACCCAGCAGGCAGAGCCGGTGGCGACCTAGGTTGCGACGGTGAAGTGTCTCAGAGAGTTGAGATCATTGCCAAATGCTGGATCACCGGCAAGTCCATGACCGTGTCCATGGGGGATATTGTTTCCTGTGACTTCACGTTCGTCCTTGAAGGGCCTCTCATTGAGGCACCTTACGCGCCGTAAGATGTACCCCGAGGGGTGGCATTTCGTCACCCCTCATTTAATTCTCAAATGCGGACCATCCGCATCTACTTCTCAAATGCGGACCATCCGCATCTAAAAGCTAAGGGAGCTTAAACATGAGCGATACTCAATTCCATAGAGACCCGACTCTATCCAAACTAATCGGGAAGTTTAAAGAACGAATCAGCGCCGAAGTCGTTGTAGTCAACTTGTCTGATTGGGACGAGGAAATGGACGACGTTTGGTATTTCCACCCTGCGACTGGTACTCAAGCTGACGCCATCATCAAGAAGGTGTCTGACGGCAATTACTTTGCTGCTCAAGTCGAAGCGCTTTTCCAGAGATGCAGGAACGAAGAAGGCAGAAAAATGTTTAAACCTGCCGACAAAGACGCATTGATGAAGCTGGATCCAGAGTTCATCGCATTCATCAGTGACAAGATTGGAGCATTTGACGACCTCAGTCCCGACGTAGAAGAGCTGGGAAACTCCTCAAGCTCGACAGCGAAACCGAAGCAAAGTTCGCAGTCGGGGAAAGACTCGGTCTGACATTGGGGCAAGTCAACGAAATGAGACCCATTGAGTTTCGCTTGTGGGTGGCATACTTTTCCAATCAAAATGAAAAACAGCAAATGAGGAACACATAATGGTTGATAAACCTAGAGCAACAGGCTCATTCGACAAGTTAGAGGTTCACACCATAGTTCCTCGGCCAACTGTCGAGAATACGGGAGAAAGCCGTGTAGTTTTCGGTGAAAATCCCGGCGATACTTTCACGTTCAAATCAGGGACGATAGTGGAAGGTCTTGACCAAGCTATTTCTGGCAACCCGCCAGATTTGACTGGTTATTACGACAAGTCAGAAATTGACACATTGTTGGCTGACAAAGAAGATGCGTCTGAGGGCGAAACACATGCTCTACAGTCTGATGTTGAAGCCCTCGACGCTGAGGATATCAAAGCGGTTCCTGCAGGAGTACAGAGCGATTATTATCCTTCTGTCAATGGCGACTCAAACAAAGACATTGAAATATCTAGCGACATTCAAAGCGTTGGTGATGCCATTGCTTACAACCTCGAGTTAACCAGGTTGTTGGCTGCCAGAACTGACGACGCTATCAACAATGCAACTAGCACTAACTTCGTTAGCCTGGATACGGGTACTTGGCCAC